ACAGACGGGGCTGTAAATCTAGATGCCTCTACTTATCTAGCTTTCGTCTTTGCAGAAAAACAAGGCTACAGCAAGTTTGGCAGTTATGTCGGCAACGGAAATGCAAATGGTGCGTTTGTCTATACAGGATTTAAACCTGCTTTTATAATGATTAAAGATACAAGTCAAGCTACAAATTGGGAAATGTTTGACCATAAGAGAAACCCATCAAATGTTGCAAATTTAAAACTGGGAGCAAATTTAACTGCTGCTGAAAACGGCTCAGACTTAGGTAATACATCACAAAACAATATAGATATGCTTTCTAACGGATTTAAAATGCGAACAGGTAACACTGATACAAATGTGAGTGGTGATACATACATCTACATGGCATTTGCAGAAAATCCATTTACAACATCAACAGGCGTTCCTGCTACAGCTAGGTAAATTAATTAAAACGAGGTAATATAATATTATGTGGGCATCAATAGATTCAGACAACAATGTAACAAAGGTTTATACCAGACCAACGGCTATTACTTATGGGGATGTAAACTATCCGCAAAATGTAATGTCCTCTTGGTCTAACGAAGAATTAGCAACTATATTAGTTTACCCAGTTGTAGAAGACTCAACCAACTACGAAGACCCTAGTTACTATATTAATACAGACGAAACATTTACATTTCAGTCTAGCGTTACAATTAATGAAATTACTTATACTAATACTGTCGTAGGTACTTACGGAACAGCTACTCCTCAATCTTTAGACGATACGACTAACGCTGACGGAACAGTCACTCCAGGTCTTAAATCAAACGCTATTACAACTCAAAACCAACAAGCCTATAGCTTATTAGAGCCGAGTGATTGGTATGTGGTACGCAAGTCTGAAAACGGAACAGCGATACCTGCTGACTGGGATACTTGGAGAGAGTCAATTAGAACAACTTACCAAAGCCAAGTAACGATGATTAACGCTTGTACAACAGTTCCTGAATTACAGGCGTTGTATGAATATAACGATGCAACCCCACCTGTAAGACCTTTACCTGTATTCCCACCATCACCTTCATAGGAGTAACATATGGATATTTTAATACCACTAGTAATTATTTCAGTAGTAGTTCTTTTTTCAATCAAAAAATTCAAACCTCAAGTTTGGAAAAAAATCGTAGCTAAGTTCAAGAAGTAAGATGACCACCGTTAAAGAAGCTTTAATTTTATTAGAATCCCACGAAAAACAATGTACGATACGATATGAGCATATTGAAAAACGGTTAGAGGAAGGCTCGGCTAAATTTAAAAGATTAGAGTTTATCCTTTGGGGACTATACGGCTTAACAGCAGCGTCTTTAGGCGTTGATAAGTTACTATAGAGGCTAGAGATGCCTTTACAAAAATTTCTTTTCAAACCAGGAATTAACAAAGAAGGAACGGCTTATTCAAACGAAGGCGGTTGGTTTGATTCTAACTTAGTTCGATTTAGAAAAGGGCTTCCTGAAAAAATTGGAGGATGGGCTAAAGCGAGTGCGAATTCTTTTAAATCAACAGGCAGAGCTTTACACGCTTGGGTTAATCTAACAGGAACTAAATTCATTGGGCTAGGAACTACTTGGAAATACTACGTATTAGACGGAGATGGTTATTATGATGTAACCCCATTACGTTCAACCACAGGAGCTAATGAAATTTCTTTTGCGGCAACCAATGGCAGTGTTGTTATAACAGTAACGGATGCTGCTCATGGTGCCGTTGTTGATGACTTTGTAACTTTTTCAGGGGCTGTTTCTTTAGGCGGAACTATAACTGCCACTGTTTTAAATCAAGAGTATCAAATAACAGCAACGCCAACCGTAGATACGTACACTTTCACGGCAACCGTTGCAGCTAATTCAAGTGATAGTGGAAATGGTCAAGGAACTGTTATAGGTAAATACCAACTTAATGTAGGTCTTGATGTTTACGTACAATCCACAGGTTGGGGAGCAGGAACTTGGGGAGCAGGAACTTTCGGATCCACGACAGCGTTAACATTCAGTAATCAATTAAGATTATGGTCTCATGATAATTTCGGAGAAGATTTAATTATTAACCCTCGTTTAGGAGGTATTTTTTATTGGGACCAGTCTAATGGCTTAACGACTCGTGCTATCCCTCTTTCTGATTTATCGGGAGCTAATCTAACACCGACGGTAGCTTTACAAGTGATGGTTTCTGATATTGATAGACACGTTGTTTGTTTCGGAGCAGACCCTATTTCAGGAACTACTAGAACAGGAGCAATAGACCCCATGAATATTGCTTGGAGTGATCAAGAAAATGCTGTCGAATGGGAGCCTTTAGCAACCAATACTGCAGGGTCTTTTAGACTTTCAGCAGGGTCTTCTATTATTGGTGCAATACGAGCAAAACAAGAAACCTTGGTTTGGACAGATACGGCTCTGTATTCAATGACTTTTATTGGACAACCGTTTACTTTTGGTCTTAACTTACTTAATGAAGGTGTCGGGTTAGTTAGTCCCAATGCTATGATAAACACACCTAAAGGAATTTTTTGGATGGATCGAAAAGGTTTTTATGCTTATAACGGTTCTGTTCAAGAAATACCTTGTACGGTACAGGCATACGTTTTTGGAGATATAAACGAAGGTCAAAGTTTTCAAATTTTTGGTTTTGTTAATAAAGCTTTTGACGAAGTAGGTTGGTTTTATTGTACTGAAGATTCAAACGTTATAGATAAATACGTGGTTTTTAATTACGAAGAAAATGTTTGGACTATAGGCTCTCTTTCAAGAACCTGTTGGCTAGACGAAGGAATTTTTAATGATCCAAAAGCAACGTCTTCCTCATCGGATGTCGGGTATTTATACAACCATGAAACAGGAAACGATGATGACGGCTTGGCTATGACGAATGTTTTTATAGAGTCCAGTGATTTTGATATTGATCCTGCAGGAGAAGATTTTCAATTCATAAGTAGGGTTATCCCAGATATTCAATTTACGGGAACAGGTTCTACAGGGAGTGGAGGACAAACTGTAAACGTTGTTTTAAAACGGAGAAATTTTCCTGGAGAAGCGTTAACAACAGTTATAACCAGTACGTGTGATTCAGCAACTACTAAAATAGATACACGAGTTAGAGGTAGACAAGCTGTTTTAAGAATTGAGTCTGATGATGATGGTAGTTCAGGAACTGCTGAAGGTGTCGGTTTTAGAGTAGGAGCGATGAGACTAGATTTTAGACCTGACGGTAGAAGATAATGGGAAAATTGTTACAGACCCGATTACCTACATCGATAGGTGAAATCTCTTCTGAGACGTTTAATAGACTAGTTAGGGTTTTAGAACTGAGTTTAAATACGGTTGACGTTGACGCAACATTATCAGTAAATGAAACACAACGAAATGTTAATAAGTTCAATAACGGGGATCTTATTTGGAATCTAGCAACGCAACAATTACAACTTTGGAATGGTTTAGACTGGATAGATCTTTACGCAGGAACAGAAAAAGGAGTTCAAGGCAGTACTTCTTTAGGGGCTTTAACCGTGGCTACCAACGGAGCTACTTCAATAGAACTGGGGTGACTTAAATATGGATATCGATAAACTAAGAGAAGAATTAACTTTCGATGAAGGATGTGTTTATGAAATTTACAATGATCATTTGGGGTATCCCACTTTTGGTATTGGTCACCTTATACTTGAAAGCGATCCCGAACACGGAGAACCAGTTGGAACCTCAGTTTCAGAGGAAAGAGTTATTGAGTGTTTTGAAAAAGATATAGCAAATGTTTTTAAAGATATAGATAGAAACATTCCATGGTGGGAAGGGTTACCTCATGATCTTCAAAGAGTGTTAGCTAATATGTGTTTTAACTTAGGGATTACCCGTCTATTAAAGTTTAAAAAGTTTTTAGGAGCCTTACAACTTAAACATTATAAAACAGCCGCTGAAGAAATGATGGATAGCCGATGGGCTACACAAGTGGGTCCAAGAGCTGTACGATTAAGAGACAGAGTAAAAAACGCATGAAAGGTGTAAAACACTATAAAAGAGACGGAACAGAACACAAAGGTGGGTCTCATAAAATGTCTAACGGAGATTTACATTCTGGTAAAACTCATGGCAAAACAAGTGTAAAACTTTTTCATTTTAAAGATTTAAGTAAAAAAGCAAAAGCAAAAGCTAAACCTAAAGGAAAAAAGTAATGGCAGAGACTAAGAAAAAGACACATAAAACTAAAGACGGTCGAACTGCTAAAAAAGGTTTGTATTACAATATAAACAAGAAACGTGCAGAAGGTAAAAAGATGCGTAAAAAAGGAACTAAAGGTGCTCCGACTACAGCCGCTTTTAAACGTTCTGCTAAGACCGCTAAGAAACCTAAAAAGAAAAAGTAATGGCAGAGACTAAGAAGCGTAAAGAAAAGTCTATAAGACGTACTACGAAAGGTAAGGGAGCTAATTATAGACCTACTAAGTCTGGGGCGGGGATGACTGCTAAAGGCGTTAAAGCGTATAAAGCAAAAAACCCTGGATCTAAACTTAAAACAGCAGTGACAGGTAAAGTTAAAAAAGGTAGTGCAGCAGCAAAAAGAAGAAAGTCTTATTGTGCCCGATCAGAAGGACAAATGAAGAAATTCCCTAAAGCAGCTAAAGACCCTAACTCACGATTGAGACAAGCACGTAAACGTTGGAAATGCAGATAATGGAAGAAATACAAACTAGAAAAGTAAATCTTGAATTAGAGATAGATACTAATATTAATAACACAGGGATAAACCCTTATCAAAAATCAATTCATTTAGCCAAGGCTGTTGATGCTTGGCGTATATTTCCACGTTTGTTTTTAAGTGTGTATATGTTCTTACTCTACTACTCAACCATGTGGTTTATGAGTTTGCCTGAACCTAGCTTAGAGCAATCGGGTCTTATATCTATTATTGTTGGAGCAGGAGCCGCTTGG